AGTTCCTTGATGGCCGGGATAGACTCCCAAAGGACGCGCAGACGCGTTTCCAAAAAGTCGGAACCGTTGCGGTCGATATCCTGAAGGATGAGCGTCGGCCCTGGGCAAAGCGTCGGGATGATAAGCGACGCGCCTTCAATCAGCCACGACTTGCCGGATTGGACGCAACCCAGCGCTCCGATCTCCTGGACCTCTGGGTCGGTCAAGGCCCGAAGGGGTTCCTCCAGCCAGGGAGAGTTATGGATGCGGAAGGGGCCGGCTTGCGGGGAGTAAGGAATATTGCGGACGTGATGCTCCAGCCAATCGACCGGGTCTTGATGCGGGTCGGGGGCTAGGACGGCGCGCAGCTTCTTTTCAAAGTCAGTTGCCATCGGACTCCGCGTCTTCCTCCGGGATAGACAAGTCAGACGTCGGGGTTTCTTGCTCCATTATCCTTTCGGCCACGTCGGCTTCAATCGTCGACCACTTCTTAAGCAGCTTGTTGGTCTTGGCGTCCGTAACCTTGAGGGCCAAGCCAGGATCGTCGGGGTTCGCCGCGGGGGAAATCTCAATCCCAATCCCGCGGACGTCGTTGCGAATCTCCGCCAGGATGCGGGCAAGGTCGGCAAAGACGTCCTTGGACTTAATCAGTTCCTTTGCCTCCAGCTTCTGGGCAAGGACCGCTTTCTCGATCTTCATTTCCCCGTTCTTGCTCTCTTGGTAGATTTTATAAAGGCGCTGCTCCTCCGGGGCGTTCAGTTCCTGCGCCCGCGCCCAACGGCGTTGCGCAATAGCCGACAAGCGCCGGTGTTCCTTCAGGGATTCCTCCAGCGTCGTATCTTCAGCGCCGGCAATCTCGTCCGGCGAAATCTCGAAGGCCTCCGACGTCGACGATTGACCAGGCGAACGGCCACGCGCTTTCCTCCAGGCCTCCGCCGCTTCGATTGAGTCCATAGGCATTCCCAACGCGATCAGCTGGGAAACTCTGCCGGCCGTAATCTTCCAGCGCTTCGCCAACGTCGACGCTAGAAACTTTGGCGGACTTGGATTTTCATTTTCAGGCATCGGGTTTTAGATTCTTGCCGCGGTTTGGTTTACCTTTTTGGGTTTTGGGTCCTTTTGTCCCAATCTTACGAAGTCGGCCCGCGTGAGATTGAAAACCCCCCTTTTTCAATAGATTTCCTACGGGGGGAGGGGTGGGCGACGAAAAGCCGCGAAAAATGGCGGAAATTCGCATATTTCGGACCTCATCCTCGGGCCGCATAAAGCGGGACGGCTCGATTGACAGTTGGCGGAGCAACGTCCGGCAGCGAAGGGAGACGGCTGCGCGGCTAAAGCCGTGGCGCTTGGCTAGGACCGTCATCCTGGGCGGACTTCCTTCGCCGATAACGATCCGAATGATATCCGCTTTTAGGCGCATCTCGGGGTCGGTCGACTGATCGCAGCCGGCCAGGATGAATTCAATCGTTGCGCGCAACCGAATGGACGCAAGGTCCAGCTCCGCAACCCTAGGGTCTTGGGGCTTGGCGTCGTCCTCGTTTGCAATTGCCTGATCCGCGGCGGACCTGTCCCGCGTCTCGTTCTGCATCTTCCCGCGCTCCCGGCCGTCGGCCGCGTAAGCGTCTTCTTCCTCCATCCGTTGGAAGTCAAAGCGGTTAGTGTTAACCCTGGTCGCGTCGCCGGGTGGCGTCCCGTCGCTAGGGTCGTCCGCGTTAAAGCAGCCGGCGTCGACGAGCCGACGGCGCTCCGCGGTGGTCAGTTTGGACCACCAGCTGCGCCAGGCCTTGGAAACGTCGGAAGCGATAAGGCATATAATACCCTATTAATCGGCTTTCGTGACGTCAGGTTGTCCACTAGGCCGGCAAGCGTTGACCCATAGCGCTTGGATAGGGTCGAACGTAAAGAAGCCGTAACGTCGTAGACGGTTAACGAATGACTTCGGATTGTAATCCTTTGGGATATATCCCGCGATCCGTTCGTTAAAGGCCTTGGTCGTCAACGTATCCGGCCACGTCATAAGGTCTTCCTTGATGTTTGTTCGCTGTCTTTTCCTTTCCCTAGCTGATTCCTTGGTGGCGTTATCCCTGGCACGTTCCATTTGTCCGGGCATAAGTCGCCATTTAGTCGCCCAATATTTCCCGCGATTAATGGCCGCTATTTCGCCGCGGGTATATTTGTGCTTTCTAGGCATAGGATTGCGGAGCAATAGCCCCGACCCCCGTAGCCCCTAGGCGGAGGGGGGGAAGGGGCTTGTATTCCCCCGAAGGGGGATATACTACGGAAGTATGCCGGCAGGGCGTAGGCATCTAAAAGGCGATTTAAGGGGGGCTTCTGGTTTGGTGGCTGTCCTACCCCTTATTCCTTGTCAAAGCGTCTCCTAGACCCCTTGGCGGGGCTGGAATCGCTATCCGTCGTCGGCGGGACGGAACGCTCCCAGCGAATGACGCCCCGGTGGGGGGAGTGACGGACGTAGATTGAGGGGGCAAAGTCGCCGTTATTGTCCCGTAGGTCGGAACGGCCGCGGCGCTTGGTCAGGCTGAATTTGAAAATAGGTTCTTCGCCGGCGCAGCGCTCCAGGACGGCCGCGTCGCGGACGTAGTTAACTAGCTCGCTGGCCCCAGCCCCAGCGTAGGCCAGGTCGGCGGCCGTCTGGCCTTCCTTGTCCTTGGCCGATCGCGGCTTGGTCGTATGGTGGACGGCGAATAGGACAGCGCCGGTTTCCGTCAGGACGGAGTCCAGGCCTTGTCTGCACCAATCCGTCATAGCCTCCTGATCGGTGACGGGTATCCCGATAAACGCCATAAGGGGGTCGACCACGACCACGTCGGCGGCGTGGAGCCGAATCAGTTCCCGCATCTTGTCCAGGAAGGCCTGACCCGTGACGCGTTTAAGCCGGTATATAGTCAGGTTCTCCTTAAGGGTTTGGCGCTCGGGAAGGTGGAGGTTCATTCCGGCCGTAATGTCTTGGTAGGCCTCCGCGACGTCCCCTTCGTCGTTCTCATTTTGCAGGAAAAGCACCTTTAGCGGCCGTTTCCCTTCAATCCCGAAAAAGGACTTCTTCAGGGCAAGGGAGATCATAAATTGAAGACTAAAGGACGACTTCCCGACCCCGGATTGGGAAATCAGAAGGCAGGAGTAGCCGCGGCACATCCAGCGCGAACCAATAACGCAGTTAGGGTCGGCCTTGCGGTCAAACGACTCCAGGGCTTCCAAGTCCATAGCCACTAGGCCGGCGTTAGGCTTGGCTGCGCGGTCCGTCGCGGACTTCAGTTGGCCGGCGGTGAAGGCCAGGACTGTTTCGGGGTCGGCGGCAGGGTCTAGGGCTAGGGCGTTTGCCTTGGCGGTCGTCTCGGCTATTTGCCGGAGTAGGGAGCGCCGGCGGACTTCGGCGGCCCAGGCAGGGTTATAGAGGGAAAAGCCGACGTCGGTCGTTAGGGAGGAAACGAAAGCGTCGGGGGAGTCGAACGTCGTCGACCGCAGATATAGGATTGTCGACAGTTCGTCCGCTTGGCCGCCCTGGTCTTCGACGGCTCGGATCGCGTAGGCGACGTCTTGCAGCTTCGGCTCCGCGAAGTCGGACGGGGCTAGGTCCTTGGGGAAGGGTAGGGCGTCGCGGATAAGGACGCCCAAAAGGTGGCGCTCCGCTTCTGGCGAGGCGTTAAAAGGGTGCATAGGGGCCGACGGTGCGGGGCGTCGGGTGGTCGGTCAAGTTCCTTTATTTCGCTTCCCCTTCCCCGTCTTCCGTCCCCAATGCGGGACGCGGCGGACGTAAGCGCCCAGATCGCGGCGCAACAGGCGGACTTCCATAACCCCAGATTTGACGCCGGCCTCCAGGTAACGGACGGTTGCGGTCCGTTTCAGCTTCCAGCGCTTGGACCATTCTTCCCGCGTATGGAAACCGGGTGGCGGTTGTTCGGCTTGGTTCTGGAGTTCCGCGACGATTGCCCGGAGGGTGGCGTCGGTCAGGGGAGGGCGTTTGCCTTGGCTAGCCATAGTCTCTTTAAATTAGACGGCTCTAGACTTTCGATTGGTCGGGGTGAAAAAGGTCAGGTCGGCGGACCATACCCAGCGCCGGCCGACTTTGTGGATCAGGTGGGCTTTGTAATCGCGGCCGTCGACCCAGCCGGCGACGAAACCAGAACCCCAGCGGGACGTTGCCAAGCGGGCGGACGCGTATCCCATTTCTTCCTTAAGGCATAGGCAGCCGGCGCTGAAGGCGTTCCCGGAACCGTGTTGCGTCAGGGCAATAGACGCCAGGTTGTGGGTATGGCCGTGGATCAGAGCGCCGCCGTGTTCCGCGTAGTGGAGGCCTTGGACGGTCGTCGCGTTAACTCCGTGGGCGTAGCCGTGGATAAAGGCGACCGGGCCTAGGCGGTAGACGCCGCGGTCGGCGTGGTAGGGGAGGATTGTCTTTGCGCCGGCTTGGCGGGCGGTGCGGTTAATGTCGTCTTTGATATCCTGGCAATAGTCGCGGACCATAGCCGACGAGCTGGACGAAATGAGGTTGTCCAGCCGGTGTTCGTGGTTTCCCCAAAGATAGACGCCGCCAGGGCGGAGGAAGCGGCGGAGGAAGTCCTTCCCGGCCTCCAGGTCAGCCTTAAGGGATTCGCCGGACTCCGCGTCCCCGTGGCCGACGCCGCGGCGGAGCGCTCGGAAATCGAAGTGGTCGCCGCCGGCGATCCGAACGTCCGGCTTGTATTCCTTGCAGAACGCCCAAAGGGCTTCCAGGGCTTCGGGGTCGGCCATATCCCCGTGACTGTCGGACGCGTAGACGAAACGTATTGGTTTGCTCATTAGAGGGGGTCCGCTTCCGGCAAAAGTAGGTTGTGGACGTATGACCCTTCCGGCAGGGGGTGGGAGGTCTTTGCCGGAAAGGTAATCCCGCGGGCCAGGACGTCGTCCAGGGTCAGCCCCATCATTCGCGCCGCGTCTTTGGCGTTAATCCCTATCCGGGCGGCTTCCCGCAGCTGGACGTTGTCGTCGTAGGGGATGTAAATCCCGTCGTTCTTGACGGTCCGGGCGTTTTCGCCGCGGGCGCAGCTCGCCAGGAAATGGGCGCGGTTTAGGTCGATTCCCAGGATAAGGGCGCGTTCGACGAAGGTTAGCCGGCGTCGCCGTTCATTCCCGCCGGCCGTTCCCGCGTCGTCGATCATAGGCCAAGGGTAGAAGCGAAGCGGTGGCCTTCGTTGCGGACGGCGTCTTCCGAATTAGGTCGGAAAAAGAATTCGTGTTCAAAGTAGAGGTTGCGCCGAATCTCCGCGATCGTCAGGGCTTCTTCCTCGTTGGCTGCGAACGTCCCGATTGTCTCAATCCAGACGGTGACGACCCTCCAGCCAATCCCGCCCAGGTCGCGTTTGATAACTTCGTATTCGTTTTGGTAGCGCCAATCGGTGACGGCGACGTGCGTTTTTTCGTATCCTTCGACGCGTTCGACCAGGCAGTCCGCGAAGACGTCCTGATTGACTGATCGGGCGGTGCGGCCGGCTTCGACCAGAAAGGCGCGGTGGGCTATCTTAAATTGTTCGGCGTGGAAGGTCCGGCCTTGGTCGGCGCAGTAGACGTTCAGCTTGGCAAGGTAGATGTCCGCGGCTTCCTTGAGCGCATAGGCAAAGGACGTTCGGACTAGGTTGGGGGCGGCGGCCGTTGCCATCCCCAGGGCGAACGTATCTTTGCCGGCGCGGGCGTAACCGCAGAGCAGGACAATAGTCGGCTTCTTCACGGCTGGCCTCCATTTTTTGCGGCGTTCCACTTGGCAATTCCTTTATCCCAATTCTCCCAACAATCATCAGTCTGGACTGCTTCAACAAGCCAATCCCCGGCCTTGGTCAGCCTCCGAATGTCGCTCGCCTGTCGATTGGACAAGACAAGCAACTCGGTGTTGATGCGTTTTGAGTTCTCGACCTCGGCCTTGAGGCGGGCGTAGTC